TTAAGCCTTCGAGACGTCCCATCATGAACCGGTATCGCTCCATATTGGCGATAGTACCGTTGAGCACGATGTTTTCGGAGTCGGCCTGTAGGCGTCGAATCTCCTTGAGCACTGCCTCTGCAAATTCAAGCATGGTTAGTTTCCATGTAAAAGCAGACGGATAACCCCGTCTGAAGGCTTAATAAACTTCTAGCAAATACGGGTTGCTTTTTTGGTGCGCACGCGACCTTGACCACGGGCCGTGACCATACCACCTTTTTTAAAGCCTGTAACCGACAGATCTTTGGCTGCGGCTTCAGCTTTTTTCATTTGCTTTTCTTCTTCAATATCCGCCATCATGTCCTCTTTGGACAACGAATCACGGACATTCTTTTTGTCACCAGAAGTCTTTCTTGGTGAAACCATGCCACGCAGTCGATCAACAAACGTAGGCTTTTCCTGCTCCTTCTTTTTCTCAGCCTTTGCCTTCTCGCGATCACGAACCCGTTGCGCGGTTAACTGTGCGCGCTCACTGGGGGTCATCTCGCTTTCCTTCTTTACCATCTTGCTTGTTGCCATGTTAGTTCCTTAGTAAATTTTAACAGGGGTATTGCCATCACGTTTTTTAACCGTGCGCACAACGCCAGAGTTTGTCTTGGCTGACTTACGGGGAGCCACCACCTTTTGCTTAATGCTCTCGGTGGTATTTTTTACTGGACTGGGTTTTCTATTGCGCATTATTGTTTCCTTGCATATTGTCTTTGAGCACTTCAACTCGCTCACGACCGACCTGTGCCCGCAACTGAGCGATGTTCTCTTGGGAGTCAATCCGCGCTTGTGCGTTTTGCTGATCCTGTTGCAGCTTCTGTGAATCCAACTGTAGCTTAGCTTGATCCACTTGTGCGTCTGTTTGTTGCTCTTGCGCACGGAGCTCAAGTTCCTTTTCCTTCAAGGCAACCACTGGATCTGCTTGCCCACCGCCGCCACCAGCTAACTGGTTCTGCATGTCGCGGACCTGTTGCAGATACTGCGCAATCAACAAGGCAATCATGCCTTCACGCTGAATGTCAGAGATCATGCCCTTTGGATCCACACCGTATTGCTTAAACAGTTCCACTGAGACGTCCTCTTCTGCTTTCAGGCGGACGTGCTCTAGGATGTGCTTTTGCAACGTGGTGGCGGCCAATGGATTGTTGCCAATCAACGGGCTAAGTCCTGCCATCAGGTGTGCTGCGATGTGCGCATCGTGTTGCTGTCCCGCAAACGCTTTGAGCTCCATGCCGTCCATAACGTCCCCGTTCTCTGTTGCGGGGTCCTTGGGCATTTGTGAGTTCTGCGGGCGCAAGATGCCGTCAATGTCTCGAACGTTTAGCGCTGCATACACGCGGTAATACGCTTCGTACATGTTGTGCATCTGAGGCGCGGATTGCGCCAACTGCAACTGTGTCTGTGCCAGCATCAAACGCTGAGCGGTCGAGAATATGTTAGGGTCAGCAACCGGTAGCACTGCCACCATGTTGTTGAAGTCTTGACGCTTAATCGAGCGACTCGCGCCTGGTACATCATACGGATACTCGTCAGGCAGGTACTCACCAAAGCCTTGGGCAAGCATCTTGAATTCTAATGACTGTGAGTAGTGCAGACGCTTGTGTATGGCAGACATCACCATCGAGCCTCGCTCAAGCAAAGCAATGGTTGTGCCTACAGCGGCCTGCTGATTGCCGTCCCCTACTTGCATGTCCGCGATGCTTGCCAAACGGTTACCCGCTTGGACCGTGAAGCCCATTAACTGGAACAGGACTTGGCTAGGTTCTTTGTAAGGCATTGGCATGAGTGAGGCAGAAAGCTCCGCGCCCCCCGCGTCAATGTCTCGCCACTCGCCCGGCTGGATAGGCTTGTCATCGTCCGCGATCCGCGCGCCTTTGGCCTTGAATCCTGCGGGTAGGTTCGAGAGCGTGCCCGCATCAAGCAATTGGCGCAATGCAGCGGTTGCTGTCTTGGACAAGCCACCAATCAGGTGTACAAAACCTAAGCCATAAGCACCCAAGCCTTCGATCAACACATAGTGCACAAAGTACTCGCGGCGTAGCTTAAGCTCGTCTTCCTCTTTCCAATTGCGACGAACACCCACGACCCTGCCTGAGGACTCATCAAGCGTGACCACATAAGGCAACTTAATGCCTGTTGGCTCACCGCTATCGTCCAAGTCCTCAAAGCCAGGCAGATCCAAGTCAACAATAAACTCGAGCAGGAAGATTTCCTCTGACTCGCCTGACATAGACATACCAATGGCGCGGTCTACTGCGTCTTGAATCTGATCCGAGGACCGTGATCCGTCTTGAGCCTGAATGTTCAGGTCCAAATACTCTCCCGCAAATACCCTTTTCAGGTACTCGTTGGAATCCATTGGCAAGCGGTGCGTGATCCGTGGGCATTGGCTCATGACGCTTGAGCCGTGGTACGGGATGTACACGTCGTCAGCCAAGCAGAGCTTGCTGACCATACGGTCTAGTTGGCTGTCAAAGTAAACCTTCTTGAAGACCGAGCCACCGTAGCCGAGATAAAACAACGCCTGATCCATCTCCGGCGTGTACTCTTGCATGACGTTGGTAATCTGGTAATTCATAAAGTCTTGAACACGCGCGGCTTGTTGCGACTTGTCCAAGGTTTCCTTGCCCACCACTTGCGTTCTGACGGGGCCACCAGAGGGCATCAGTTCCTTCATGGCTTGGGATTGGAACTGCACAATTGCCTCGGTCAGCATGGGATGTACCACGCCTGCCGCACCACGGAACGGCTTGGTGCGCTCGTCAATCTTTAAGCCCAACAGATCCAAGCCCTTGGCGTAAGTCTGCTCCCAATCGGCGCGCGACTCCTTGTCTGCATCAAACAGTTGCAAGAGGTTGTCGCCAATATTGTTCAAGTCTGATGGATCAAGGACCTCGGCCAAGTTGGCGTAAAACGGCACATCCGGCTCGTCTTCCCCAATCTCAATAACCGCACTACCATCCTCTTCCAAAATGATTTCAATGTCCAACATGCCGGACATGTCTTCCTGTTGTATCTCAATTGAGACTTCCGGTAAGGAGTTCAGTGCCTTGTCAATCGACATATTCTTGCCTTGGTAAAGGGTTCACGCGGCTTTAAGCGCCTTGTTCATTTGGGTCAATTGCGCGTCCCAGCGCACGGTCACGCTCTTCAATGGTGCCGGTTCTCGTTGTCATGAAAGAGCCTTCACCACCTGTGTCTTCTTGCCAAGTAACTTGGCCATCGGTTCTCGGCCCTGGCACGCTTCCATCTAGGCTTAGCCCAAACTCACTCCTAAAGCGATCAATGATGTACTGCCGAGTAGGGTCTACTGGGTTCTCTATTGCTTGCTTGACTTGGTCCCCGATGCCTCCAAACCCGCCACCTGATGCCTGCCGTGCGTCTTCTTCGGCCTGTAGTCTGGCGCGTTCTTCTTCGGCCTGTTGGTCTTGCTTAGCCTGAGCTTGCCTATTTAGTTCCGCTTGTATGCCCGCTTGGAGTCGAGCCTGCTCTTCGGCCTGTTGTGCCGCTTGTTGTGCTGCCGCTTGTTGTGCTGCCGCTTGTTGTGCTGCCGCTTGTTGTGCTGCGGCCTGTTGTGCTGCGGCCTGTTGTGCTGCGGCCTGTCCCGCTGCCGCTTGAAGTCGAGCCTGCTCTGCGGCTAATTCACGTTGTTGCTGTTCTTGCGCCGTGACTAATCGTGGAGTCATGTCTGGAACTACAGTTGGATATACACTTGTGTCTATATAAGGATTGTTGGGCACGCCCGTACCGCCAGTCTGTGCTGTAGCGTCCACCGGCACATAGTTAGACGTAAAGCCCACCGTCGCGGGCGCTTGTCGTGCGGGTTGGGTATACTGCCCACCCATCACACTGGGGGCCGTAAAGTCATACGTGCTCTGTTCCATCCCACCAAATGCCGGCGCTTCTAGATTAAACATAGGCACAAAAGGGTTGAACGGAGCAGGAGGCGTATTTGTCGATAGGTCCGGCATTTGAAACTGATAGCCAGGCTGAGACATCTGCTCTAAAGTTGGCAAGCCACCTACCGCACCGCCCTCAGCCATGCGCACCGCGCTCATCATACGACTCGCCTGTCCCTGTGGGGCTTGAGGCCGCATAGGCTGGTCGGTTTCTTGCTGCATCATTTGCGCAAAGCGCTGTCGGGCGATGGAATTCATGTGTTTTCCCTAAGGGTCCTATTTATAGCCGATTGTAACCATCAATAGTACTCCGGCACAACATCTTCTACCTGCTCAGGGTCGTCTTCATCCGATAACAACGCAATAAAGTTGCCTTGCCGAAAGCGCATTAAAGCCATTGTGGTCGAGTCTACCATGTCATCGTGATCCCCGTTAGGAAAAGCAGCACACTCCTCCACCAACTCCTCCGCCCATGCCGTGTCGGGTGCCCACACCAACCCACTCTCCAAAATAGGTGACACCGCGTTTGCCCGCGAGACCTTGTCCGTGCCCGTGCGCCGCCCACCAGGCGTGTAAGTCGTCACAGGAATGCCGAGCCTGCGCATTTCCTGCTGCAAGGACACACCCGTTGCCTTGGCCTCAATCAACACATTGTCTGGATTCCAGTACTTGTACTCGTCTAACGCCACCCGCTTTAACTCAGGAAAGTCCCACCGACCACGCTTCACGCCCAACAAGATAATGTTCGCGCCCTCGTCCATTGACGGGAAGAACACACCCCACGTCGTGATGACAGAAAAGTCCGCCGTCTCCTTTTTTGAGTACGCCGTGTCATACGATTGAATAATATAATCAACCGCGGGCGGTGAGTCTTGGTCCCAGCGCTGCCACCACTCCCGCTTTAAAATCGCCCCCTCATCATTGGTCGGCTGCTGCTGGTACATCGCGTTCCACTTCTGCACGGACAACGATGCGCGGACCGCTTCTAATTCCTCAAGCTTCCAGTAC